TCAGCATCTACCCGAAGGTGAACGGCAGCGTGAGTGATGCCGACATCGAGCGCGAGACCACAGCAGCCCACACGGCAGACCCAAGCGTTCCCGTCCGCACCCGTGCCGAGGAAAGCGACCTGACTACTGACCGCCTTAATTGGGTGCTTGGTGCCACAATCGGCGTGAAGTTCAGCAAGCAGTTTGCACTGAGCAAGCAGGCACAAAAGGTTAAGATGGTAGCAACGGACACTGCCATCCCCAACGACGACGAACCCGCACAAGGTGGTAACTCTGGCGACAACAACGGCGGCAACCAGCAGGGCGGTGGCAGTCAGGACACGGGCGGGGGGCTGGAGCCGTAAAGGATTGACTCTACCACAAGGCCCTGGGAAGCCAACAGATAAGTTGAACGTGAGAGCATCAGCAATGGTGCTTCTCTTTTTGTTGAACACGAATTGAACGAATTGAACGAATTATGGAAATACCATTTATTGTATTAGCAGTCATGTTTGTCGCTGTGGTGATAGGCTGGAGCGAGACATGGAAGAAGAAGGAGCACTACAGGTGCCGAGTGTTTGAACTATCGAAAGGCGAGGAAGGGAGCAACCTTGTGAAGGTGATACCGACCACACCGGCACCGAAACCGCCTACCGTACACTACTACCGATACGACTGGCGACTACTGAACCCGACAGCCATGCCGCAAGAACGGCTCAACGAGGCCGTGAAGCAGATGCAAGCCGACGGCTACCACTTCATGCCAGGTGCAAACCTTTGCGGCTTGTTGGCATTCCGACGTACTGAGGAGGTCGCAACCGAAGAGGAAAGCGAATTTATGCAAAAGCTATATGATTGAACTTGACACCATTTATAATGAGGATTGTTTGGAGGGCATGAAGCGCATACCTGACGGCTCAGTCGATGCAATAATTTGCGACTTGCCGTATGGGACAATGAAGGGCAGCGGCAAAGGGACGGGCAACCAATACCCCGACACAAACCACGATTGGGATGAAATCATACCAAGCGCACCACTATTCGAGCAATACGAAAGGGTGCTAAGACGTAATGGTGTAGTTATATTGTTTTCTGCAGAACCATATACGATGCACCTCAGAACATGCGAGAAAATGAACCTCGAATTTCTCTATCCTATGATATGGAAAAAGAACACCTTCGGCATGAATCTGAATGCAAGGCACGCTCCAGTATCGTATTTCGAGGACATCAACGTATTTCGCAAGAAGGTTACATTGGTCGGTAATCATCCACTACGGCAATACTTCGCCAAGATGATTCCTTTCCTCGGAGTTCCAAAAACGGCAGTCGTGAAGAAACTCGGCACAAGGGCGCAACATTGTTTCAATGTGGAAGGCAATCAATTCAGCCTTTGCACGGCTGAGACCTATGCCGACTTAATCACGCATTATCACATCGACAAGATGGAAGGCTTTCAGCCATTCGACGAATTGAAACGCATCGACAGAGAGTTCAAGGATGGATATACCGACCCCGACCCCGTGGTGTTCAATCTTCCAGAAGGCGAAACGTATCTGAGCAACGTCCTCGAATTTGCGAAAGACACCGACGGCTTTCATCCTACGCAGAAGCCCGTCGCGCTGATTCGTCGGCTCGTTCTCACCTACACCAACGAGGGCGACACGGTGCTGGACAACTGTATGGGCAGCGGCACGACGGCCATCGCTTGCATCAAGGAGCGTCGGCACTTCATCGGCTTCGAGTTGAACAAAGAGTATTACGACAAGGCTTGCAAGCGCATCAAGGCAGAGCATCAGCAACTGACGCTCTTCTGACGAGTAACCCCCCAACGCATAATCACCCTACATATAGAGGTAGAAAACATATACCTTTTGCCAAAGAAACATATACCTTTTGCCAAAGAAAGGTATAGGTTTCCTGAAAAAAGAAATATAGGTTGAACAATTAAAAACGATACGACAATGAGTAAAGTCAAGTACAGGGTTCGCGAGTACAACCCGACGAGTGCCCAGCAGGGCAGCCACAGCTTCTTTGCCGAAGCGGTAATTAACAACGAGATCACCAACACGGAGTTGGCTGAAAAGATTGCCGCCCGTACTGGCGTAAAGGCTTACGAGGTGACAACGGTCATCGCAGCCATCGCCGACATTATCAGCGAGGAGGTGTTGGAGAGCAACCGCATTAGCCTGGCGGACCATACGGGCACAAAGATGGTCAGCATCTACCCGAAGGTAAACGGCAGCGTGAGTGATGCCGACATCGAGCGCGAGACCACAGCAGCCCACACGGCAGACCCAAGCGTTCCCGTCCGCACCCGTGCCGAGGAAAGCGACCTGACTACTGACCGCCTTAATTGGGTGCTTGGTGCCACAATCGGCGTGAAGTTCAGCAAGCAGTTTGCACTGAGCAAGCAGGCACAAAAGGTTAAGATGGTGGCAACCGACACAGCCATCCCCAACGACGACGAACCCGCACAGGGTGGTAACTCTGGCGACAACAACGGCGGCAACCAGCAGGGCGGTGGCAGTCCGGGCGAGCTGGAGGGATAAGACCACGGATTTCACGGATTTAACGGATTGAGGGCGACCATTTGGCCGCTCTCTTTTAATTGAAGGAACTATGACAGAAGAAACAGTATCAATCAAGAAAGAAGACCTACTGCCTTACATCAAGAAGGCATGGAACGAGATGCAAGCGTTTCTGCGAGATCAACGCAAGCACTATGGCGCAAGGTACAACAGCCGGAACAACTTTGAACTGGTTGAAGAGAAGTTTGGCAACGCATTCGTGGAGCCTGAGAAGTATGCCGACGAGTACATACTGATTCAAGCCAAGCAGTCGAAACTACCGGCAAGTGTCCGCATGGTGGTGCAACAGATAGGAGCACGAGCCATTAACATGCTGATGCTCGACAAGCAGATGAAACTGCGCAAGCAGATAGAGAACGGCAGACTATCATGGTCGAAAGAGCCTATCGAGCCAAAGAAGGGCGTGACGCTGCAAGTTGGCGACATATTCCAGCAAGCGTGGAAAGGCGTGAAGAATCCGCTGGCATTCCGTGTGCTCAGTATCGACCGCGAGAAGAACAGCCTACGTGTTAAGGTAATCGGCAACGGAACGAACCACGAAGAAGATTGGGATGACCTCGACGTTACGGAGGGAGCCTTTGAAGTCGGAGAATATAAAATTATAAGCCATGACGATTGAAGAACTTGAAAAGGTGAAGTTCCACTTCGTTGCTCACATGAGCATGGAAGACGAACACACTTCGACCTATGCCAGCGAGGACAACCGACTCGGCTGGTGCGACCACACCATCTACAAAGACGGTCGCCCATATCGCTCGTATCGCCATTGGCGCATCGGCACGAACATCTACAAGTCGAAGAAGAAATTCCTCGACGCTCTCAAAGATTACAACCCGTAAATCTATGCAAGACTTCGACGAACTCAAACAAATCAAGGCGCAGTGTCTCGCGGACATCACCGAGGCACTGCCCGACTACGTGAACCGACTGAACAGCATCGACACGCGACTGCTGCCGTATGTGGAGGACGCTATCTCGAACATTTGAGCTATCCCGACAAGCGGGATTGCGGCGGACTCCGAGCTCTGCTCGCCTGAGCACCTACGGAGCGCAAGAAGCCAAAGGGCATGTGTAAGTAATAGCACAAAAATACCCTATTTGTAACATCAGAGATTACAAAACGCGGTATCACTACACAAAAAAGCGGGAAAAAGTGCAAATAATAACACTTTTCTTGAAAATAATTGTGTAAATACTTGCACAATTAAAATAAATGTCGTATCTTTGCATCAAGAAAATAAAACAATAACAATTTAGAACAGGGCGGCAACCTATAAGCGGCACAAGATTATGACACAGCAAGAGTTCACCAACAGAACAAACGTAGAAGTTAGCTACAACGAGTTCAACGCCATCCATGAGGTTTACATGAATAGCGATCTTGACAAGGACGAGTTTTGCAAGATGTGGGTAAAGATGAACAAGACCCGCGTAGCAAAGGCACAGGCCGAGCAGAAGGCACAGGAAGAGGAAATGAAGAAGATGGACTACCTCTACAACCTCTACCACAAGTACAACGACTACAACAACGACTTCAAGCTCTATTGGGAAATCCTGAGCGACAAGGAGCAAAACCAACTGACCGCCTACGGATTCAGCATGACAGAGAGCCGCTACTTCTACAGCACCAATCAGTATCTCGACGCTCCGAAGACCATGAGCACTATCAAGTACGACATCTACAAGTACATCCACAAGGCAGCATAATAACAAAACAGGGCGGTTGTTTCCAAAACGGAAACAACTGCTCATAACACGAAAAGCATTATGGAAGAAAGACATCACTTCAAGATTTCGAGATACTGCCCGAAAGAGGAAATCTTCGACGGCATGATGACATTCACCGAAGCCCGCAAGTTCATGGACGAGAACGCCACCTTTGAGCGACGTGTTGGCTTCGAGGTGTTCAACGATGCGCTGAACCGCTGGGAGAAGTTCGACGACAGCTACCACGGAGGGCGCAAGGTGTGGGACAAGGGCGAACTCTACATCATAGACCCCGACTACCGCAACATGTGGAAAGCGGAAAACTGCGGGTGGTACATCTGGGAAGTCAGCAAAGGCCGTCGGTTCATCATCAGCCTTGGCACCAAGGAGAAGGCCGAGGAGGTGTGCGCCCGCTATCAGAAATGGTACGACTACGAGAGTGACCACAGACAATATATTGTTGAACCATCAGACGTACAAATCAAGGAACTATGACAGAAGAACAGAAACAAGCACTACGCGACCGCATTGGCGCACGAATCGCCATACTTCGCAAGCAGCGCGAATGGTCGCAAGAAGAGTTGGCACAGCGGGCAGGACTCCAGCGTACCCATGTCGGACGTATCGAAAACGGCAAATACGCCGTGACGCTCGAAACCATCCAAGCCATCGCCGAAGCCCTCGGCATGACGGTTGACATCATTGACCCAAGGCTGGCAGACCTCGCACCGCTGAAGACGCTCACCTGAGCACATCATCACCATCGTAACAATCGAGAGACATTCCCCGACGGAATGCCTCTCTTTTTTATACCCAAAATATGCAAGACTTCGACGAACTTAAACAGATCAAGGCGCAGTGCATCGCGGACATTCGGGAGGCACTGCCCCTTTATGCCAATAGGCTGAACAGCATCGACGAGCGACTGATGATTTACATCGAGGACGCTATCAGCAACGAGGGATCGCACGCCAACCTCTATGAGCTGCTGGGCATCCGCAAGGAAATGCGACTGATGGACTCCTACGACCTCGACCCCGAACGGGTGAAGCGGTCGCTGCGGGCCATCGAGGGACAGTGGGCGAACGGGCGACACGTAAAGGGCGGGCTGAAGTTCTCGACCCCTCGCGGCTCGCAGCACGTCCGGCTGATGCCGTTCCAGGCGTGGCTCATCTTCGAGATATACGCCTTCAAGGTGGACGTGAGCATGGAGCGCGAATACCACGAGGGCGACATGCTGCTGCCTACGGAATGGGTGAAGGACGGCATGGTGTGGGACACCCGACGGCTCACGCAAGAGGCGCACTGGTTCCTGACCCGAAAGAGCGGCAAGACGGAGCTGGGCGGCGCGGTGGACTTCACCGAGGTGGGATTCCTCGGCGACGTGAACGGTCAGGCACTCATCTGCACCAACTCCAGCGAACAGAGCCAGATAGCCTACAAAGCCATCCGCGAGTTTGCCATGCAAGTCGATCCCACGTGCTCCAACCGCATGGGCGGCAAGTATTTTCGTATGACCAGAAACGGCTTGAACTGGCAGCCCGGTCACCCGATGAAGGGCGAAATAAAGTGCATGGCAGCGGGCAAGACCTCGAAGGACGGACTCTACGCCAGCGTCGTTCATGCCGACGAGCACGGACAGGCGGGCTACGTCAATGCCCACTCCGACATGCAGGCGGCAGTCGATACGTGTTGGGGCTCAACCGGTCCGCGACGTGAAAAGCTGCTGCTCCACACCACCACCGCCGGACGCATCAAGGAAGGCCCGTACAAGACGAAGATTGAGCAGGTGGAAGCATCGCTGCTGGGCGAGATGCAGTACCCCCTCGGCCAGCGCATCCGCACGTCAGAAGATAAATGGTGTGCATTTTTGTTGGAACTTGACAAATGGGAGATAACCGATGATTTGTCGAAACTCGACAACACGGAGCTATTTAAGAAAGTCAACCGAAGCATCGGCATTACGGTGCAACCGACATATTATAGAGATAGACTCCATGATGCCGCCACCGGCACCGAGGACACCAAGCAGGAGGTGCTGACGAAGGACTTTAATATGTGGCAAGGCGTGAGCGTCAAGGACTGGATCAAGGCCGAGCAGGTGCGCCCATTGCAACGGGAAATGCGGATAGACGATTGCACGAAGGACAAAGGTTGGGTGATATTCACCGGCTTGGACTTCTCGCAGGGCGATGACTTGCATACGGCGGCATATCTCGCTTGTAGGAAGCATCCCAGCGGGCGCGGTACCGAGTTCTTTGCCGACTGCGATTGTTGGGTGAAGGAATCGACAATGATACAATCGAGCATCCGACCACTCTACGAACAATGGATAGCTGACAAGTGGTTGCACAAATCGGAGGGGCAGATATTCCAACCCTCGCTGTTTATATCCCGTCTGGGCGACCTGCTGGCACGCGGCTGTCAGTTCATGTACTTTGGCTATGACAAGTACAAGTCGAAAGACCCCATCAACTCGCTGAAGGCATTCCTTCAGTCGAACATGGGCGTGGCCAATCCTGAGCCGTACATCCAAGTGGTGAGTCAGCTCAATTCCGAGTTCAATGCCCCGACTGACGACCTCTACCAAGCGATGTTTGCGCCCGTGCCGTTCATATCGTTTAGCAACTCACCTCTTTGGCCTTGGGGTTTTGGGAATTGTGCTTTGGAGATTGATGGACGTTCAAATAAACGTCCGATCAAACGAAGCCAGGCTGACAGTTGCAAGGTGGATATGATTCAATCCATTATTATGGCAATTGATCTCTATCTCCGATATGAATCGCAGTTGCATTAATTGAACATTAAACATTAAACGATATGGCATACGCACATTGGATAGAAACGACAGTCACAATAAACGGCAACTCGTTCTCGCTATCGGTATCCAACATACCACCTACATCCCTAAAGGATAATTTTGAGGATTGTAAAAGGCATATTCGAGTTACAATAGAAGAGTGCGATAAAATGCTTGTTCCGCTCTCTAAAATTCGAGACGCAAGAGTCAGTTCCTTAAAAACCTTTGTGCGGGAATTGGATTCTATTATAAGTGAGAGAGAAAGCAAAAGAATAAGGTTATTTAGAAAGAAAATTAGGAATTAAGAACTATGACAGAGAAAAAAGAATGGAAGCGACCGCAGGACGTGGTGACCTTCCGAACGAGTGACCCAAAGGAAATGCTCGGCAAATATCTGCCGAAGCATGCAGTGAAAACATGGACCGAGGACTTTCTTGACGAAGGAACGGGCAAGGTAGTCAGCATTGAGCGCAGTCAGATAGTCGTTGAGCGCGGCTACATCGGGCAGGATAAGCTGGCAGAGATTCAGTTCGCCATCCAGTCGGGCGACATCGCTGACGTGGAGGTGAGCGAGATCGACGTGCGAGAAATGGAACTCTACACACCGCCTTTCGAGACGAACTTCATGGTGGAGATTCCCGTCTTCTATGTGGACACCGTAATCAAAAACCACTTTGCCGTGCGTGCCCAGACCATCCCGCAGGCTATCCAGATAGCCGCAGAGTTCGGGCAGATGTATAGAGGCTTCGAGGGTTCCATCCGTGCAACGCGAGTGGTGACGTTAGACGCGGTACTCGTTCCCGACGACCACGCTTGCATCCCCGAATCCGACCGCACACCAGCCGACGAACGAAAGGACTACTTCAAGGTTCAAGTTCGAACGGAGTATATCGCCGGAAACCTACAACTAAAGCACTACGACACGTACTACATCATCGCGGCCAAGGACGTAGGCCAGGCAAAGGAGCGCATTGCCCTTCTGCTTGACATCATGAAAGCCGATCGAGTGAAGGAGGAAGGCTTCAAAGCAAAGGACGAAAGCCGCGATACCATCCGCAAGGCCTTGCCATTCGAGGTGGATTGCATCGTGCCCAGGGAGTTTAGCGACATGTTCTATACAAAATAAGACAAAAAGAATATGCGACTAATAACTTACGATGACATTGCGACGACGATTCGTCGCAATGTGTGGAAGGTGCCATCGGATGTGGATTTGATTGTTGGTGTTCCGCGAAGCGGCATGATTGCCGCGCTGATGCTCTCGGAACTCACGCAAAAGCCCGTGGCCGACGTGGAGACCTTCATGGCAGGCCGAACGATGGAGTGTGGAGGGCGTAGCGGCCTGATGCCAAAAAGCGACATCCGCAAGGTGCTGGTGCTGGACGACACGGTGTTCTACGGTCGGGCGATGACGGACGTGCGTGCGCGGTTGGCACCGTTGGCCTACCGCTACACGTTCGTCTTCGGTTGCATCTACACCTGTGGCGAGAAGTCACGCAAACTTGTTGACATCTACTTCGACGACGTGGAGGGCAACCAGCCTGTGGCCTATGAATGGAACATTCTCCATCATTACGAGACACTAACAGAACATACCATGTGGGACATTGACGGCCTGCTGTGCAAAGAGCCTCCCTGGGATTGCTACAAAGAACAATATGAGGCCTATCTGCGCGACCCGGTGCCGATGGTAATCCCCACCACACGGATTGGTGCCATAGTGACCTATCGGCTGGAGAAGTACCGCGATGTTACTGAGGAATGGCTAAAACGAATGGGTATTAACTATGACCATTTGATAATGTACCCAGCGGAAACGCCAGAAGAACGAAACAGAACGTGCCCTCCCTATAAGTTCAAGGCTATGATATATACAGAAATCACATGGGCTAAGCTATTCTATGAGAGTAACGATGAACAAGCACGCAATATCGCACGGTTAGCTTGTAAGCCGGTGTTTAGTTACGAATCTGGTAGAATCTTTAATCCATGACTGAAAGAATCTTTTACAGCGAGGAACATGGCCGGACGATGGTAAGAAAAGGCGCATCGCTCGGGTATTACTGGAGTCCGGCCATGATTACCTACCTCCGCCGCAACTACGCCACCACCAAGAACGAAGACCTCTGCGAGTGGCTGGGGATGGGTGAGCAGGCGGTCAGAAAGAAGGCAAAGGAACTGGGGCTGGCGAAGGACAAAGAGTGGCTTGCCAACCTCCATCGGCAGAGCCTGCTGTTTGCATCGAGCCGAAACAAAAAACTCGGCTACCCTGGGCGATGGGGCACGGGTACGAAGCAGCGTTCCGAAGGTTTTCGTCGCGGTGGCCCAAACTTATCGCCCGAGGCACGGGCGCGGTCAATAGCCGGAACACACCGATACTTTATGAACCATCCCGAAGCTGCCCGCCAACGGGCGCTGAAGGCATGGGAAACAAAACGATTAAAACAACAATTAAAAACTGAAGAAAAATGACAAAAGCAGAATTCACACAGAGAGTAGCCATTGCATTGGCAGGTAATTCCAAGTGTTTTCCCTATGGATTTACTGAAATCGACATTGTAAGAACAGCCGACCGGCTGGCCGATGAGTTTGAAAAAAGTTCTCTCTATGGGAAGTTCGATGAAGGATTCTCTGACGCGAACATTGTTGCAGCCATCAATGACGTTGAACAAGAACTGGAGCGTGGCTTCGACAATCTTTGCGACATTCGATGAAAAGGCTATTAATTATTTTGTGGTCAGTAATACTGGCGGTCTGCCTGGTGCTTCTGACTGCTTGCACCACGACGAAGTATGTCACCGTCCCCGTAACCCATACCGACACGCTCTACGTCGCCACGCACCAGCGCGACAGCATCAACGTCCATGACTCCATCTATATTAAGGATAGGGACGACACAGTGTGGATTGAGCGCTGGCACACTAAGTACGTGGAGCGGTTGCGGACGGACACGCTCATTGAGCATCAGACGGACACAGTGAGTGTGCCTGTGGAGGTGCAAGTGGAAGTGCCGCGCCGGTTGACGTGGTGGCAGCAGACTCGCATCCATTCCGGTGAGCTGCTGTTCGCCTTGCTCATAGGGGCCGCAGCCTTCGCGGTCTGGCGGCTGAAACGAAAGTAAACCATTTTCGTGAGGTCACGAAAATGGTAGTTCTCGTCGGGGGCGCTTCTGCGCCCTCGTTTTTTTGTTTGGTAAACCCATGCGCGTGTTTGAGACGAAGGTAAAATGTTTGTGAGAATATGGAGTTAAGCATTGACACAATCGTTGCTGTCGCCGGCCTGTTTATAGGCGGAGGTGGTGGTGCATTTTTCACGTGGCGCTACCAGCGCAAGAAAGCCAAGGCCGAAGCCGTCGGTGCCGAGGCGAACGCGGCGAAAGAGTTGCAGGATGTCTATCAAAGCCTTGTGGCCGACATCAAGACCGACAGAGATGAGCAGAAGCAGTACATCGCCGAGCTGAAAGACGACCGACGGCATCTCCGCCAGGAACGTGACGAACTGCGCAAGCGCCAGGATGACCTTGAAGAAACCGTCCGCACGCTGAAGATTGACGTGGCACGCAACGGACGGCAGCTGGAGTGCATGCGGCCATTCCTGTGCGGCGACACCGATTGCAAGAACCGCAGGCCGGTGGCAGCATCTGACATCGGTGAATCGCGGACGCGAACAACGAAAAAGAGCAAGGCCGATGGAACTCAAACTTAAACGCATCGCCCGCCGAGAGACCTACACCATCGGACGGCTCAGCATCGACGGCCAGTACTTCTGCGACACGCTCGAGGATACCGACCGTGGACTGAAGCAGTCGCTCCCTGCCAGCGTGAACAAGGCGAAAAAGAAGGCCGGAGCCACGGCCATCCCCACTGGTCGCTACCGAGTGACGCTGCTGATGCAGTCGCCGAAGTTCAAGGACAGGAAGCAATACCAGTTCTGCGACGGCTACCTTCCCAGGCTCATCAATGTGCCTGCCTTCGAGGGCGTGCTGATCCACATCGGCAATACGGCCAAGGACACCGAGGGCTGCATCCTCGTTGGCCGCAATACGAAGGTCGGCAAGGTGCTGGAGAGTGCTGCCACATTCCGCAAGCTCTACGAGCGGCTGACGAATGCAAAGGGCGACATTTATATTTCCATCGGGTAAACCCGTGACACGAATTTAAGCGAAAAGAAAAAACGAGATATGAGTCAAGATAATGTATTACAGCGAGGCGAAGTGGGCAAATATCAGATAACGATTGCCCATGACGACTTCGACATGGCCGTGGATGACTTCTACATCATCCTACGCTGGGGGTTCCTCAACCAAAAAGAGGAAATCCTGAAGTCGCAGATGTTCGCCGACGAGGACGGCAACTGGTTCTTCACCTTCGACACCGACGACATGGCCGGCCAGATCGAAGCCGAGTGCCACTATTTCGTGCCGGACACGGACATTTCCGACCAGACACATGAAGAGGTGGACAGACAATGGCTGTGCTTTGTGGCAACCGTGCCGTCGCCTAAGTTCCAGCGATGCTGCATGAATGGCAATCCGAACGGATTTGTCACCTATGCCCGCGTGTTCCGTAGCGACGCAAACACGCTTTACCTTAACCTTCGCACAAAGGATAAAGAACCCATCCTTGACAGCGAAGGTCATCAGTTAAGGGTTCGTAAACACCAATTAAACTAAAAGAATATGGCAATAAATTATGATTTGAACAACACTGGCCCCGAAGTCCAGGCCAGGCTTGACAAAGTATTTCCAAACGAAGAGGCTATCAGCCAAGAAGCCGCAAATCGTGAAGAGGCTGACGTGACATTGGCTTCTCGTATTGACGATCTTGAATCAGTCGTAGGTGAAGGAGGAACTATTGATGAGCGAATTGCGTCGGCTGTGTCCGCCGCTGTCGATTCTGAAAACGAAGCAAGACAGAAAGCTGACACAGCATTATCTGAACGTATTGATACTCTTGATGAAGCAGTAGGTTCTGGTGGAAGTGTGGACCAACGAATTAATAACGCCAAGTCTGAGATTATTGGCAACGCATCTAATGATTATAATACTTTAGGAAAGTTAGAATATAAGATTTTAGAAGAAGCTGGAGCAAGGGCTTATTATGATGGTGCGCTCCAACAGTTGTATGAAAACTTGGTGCAGAGTGGCGTTACTCCCATGTCTGCTGAAGATTGGGAAGCACTTGAAGAGGCTCCTGGATTTCCTGATAATGGAAGCCTTTCAGAACAAGTTATCTATCGTGTAGCTGGTGATGTGAGCTATTCAGATAAGATGTATTACGTTGACCCAGATACACAAGTTGGCAGAGTTCTTACAATGGCAACTTATGATAATGCAATAGATGATGTTCCTACTTATAACAGCGATAATTTAATTAAAAGTAAGGCCGTTTTTGATGAGTTTGTAAAAAATTCTACTTTATCCCCTGTTTTCATAGAGAGTGGGGCATTTTCTTATGACCCTGAACATAGTATATTTTCACTTAATTCAAGCATTGCAAGAGACTCGCTTGTTATTCGTTATGATGGCAAATCTAAGCGTATATCAATACCAGGTCTATTCATGACTGAACATTATTGCTATTGGGTAGGAATGGCAGAGTTTGGAGTTTGGGAGTCTTCAAATTGTCTATTCTTTTCTTGGGATACCCCACCAGCAGACTTGACCCTTTATCCTGGATTGAAGTATATAGGTGTGTCTTATACCAAGGAACAGCATGCTTTATTTGAGCCTCAGAATGCCTCAATACAATGGAGTGATGCAGACGATGAATTTTATTATAATCCTGAAACATTATTAAATAGAATGTTTCTGTCTGATTTTACTTCATCCACTAAGTCGTCAAGTTCTATTGTAACTGGCAAACTTATCCGTAGAGATGGAACTATTGTTACGGCAAGTGGAATTGCATACATTGTTTATTCTGGAATTACTCCAAAAATAAAAGGATATAGTTTTTCCGGAGATATTTTTCCTACAGCGGGATATAGCACAATGCCTGTTGTAACTTATTGGGAAAATTCTAAATATATAGGCTATGATAGTGCTTATTATAAAGCAGGTAGGTATACTCAAGAAAATACAGCTGAGTTGACAGTTCCTTTGAATTGTGATGAAATAAGAATACAATGTGCTAATATAGAAAATTGGATAAATTCAGTAAAATTAAATGAGTTGACTGCTGGTAACAGCAGAATCGCTTCTAAAGAATTAAATGAAAAAATATCGGGAGTTGCATCAAGAACAGATTTTCTTGAACAGGCTTTTGATGTATATTATAATGTTTTAGCAGATTCATTTACAGAAGGTAGCTTTATAAATGGTTCTGGCAGTACGGTAGTAAGTGATACTATGGGTTATAAGGAGTATACCGTTACAGCCAATGAAACATTAAGGGTTGAATATAATGTTGGAAATGGTTATGTGTTTCCTATCATCCTTTTTGAAGACGATTCTGATAATATAATTTCATATTTAAGCAAGAATGGACCTGTATCAGGAACTGAAATTGTGAATGCTCCTTCTGGTGCAGTAAAGGCTATTTGTAACTATCAGTTAGCTTTATATGCAACAAATAATTTACAAAGGCCTGCGTCTAAAGTAGATTTAAAATATCTTTCGGATGTTAAACAAAATTCTATAGATAGAATTAAGGCGAATAAAGCACTACTTAGGCATTATAGTACGGAAACTAAAACACCAGCATCTATTATTACAGGAAAATATTTCAGAAACAACGGTGATTATAAAACACATTCTTCTATGTCTATAGCTGTTTTTGATAATATAGACAATAGTAAATACTATAGATTTAAGGGCAATATAATTCCTGGAGGTTTTAATATTCCTATTGTATCTTATTGGACATCCAATGAAGAATTGATTTGTCTTGAAGAAGATTTACAATATGCTGTGGGGCCATACAATCAGAGCACTCCTTATATATTAAGTGTTCCTTCAAATTGTAGCACCATTAAAATTCAAGCATATAATACACCTGGATATTTAAATTCTATTGTTTTTGAAGAAATTACTCTTGGTGATGATTGTTTTGTTGCTGATACAGAAATATTGGCCAATGATATAAACTCTCGTTTCTATGTTGATAATTATACAACTATAAGTCCAATAGAAGTTGTTTCAGGAAGATGGATAAGAGCAAATGGCACAGTGGCTGAGTTGGCTCTTATGGGCTATAAGAAGTATTCTGTTACTGAAGGAACTGTTTATGGCATTTCTTATAATCTTCCTAATGACCAATGGAATTTTCCTGTTTATGTTTTTGAGGATAGTGAAGGTACTGTTTTATCATCAAAATCTTTGATGGGTCCATCTTCTGCTATAAATGAAAAAGTAATAGCTCCCACATCAGCTACTGTTGTATATTGCAATTATATCTTATCACAAGAATCTGATTTTAGTTTTAAGGATTATTCTCAAGAATTTATTTCGCTTGTGGAAATAAATCAAGAAGTCAAAAATATATCGGTTGACACTTCAATGAAGGTTGTCATTGCTAATATTGGAAATAGCTCTGGCATGCCTTTTTATATACGAGCAAAATATAATTCGACAAAAGATATAATAATAACCCATAGAATTAATGATAATGGCATTCTATCATTTAATTCAACCTATATTGGCCCGAATACCTCAACGGATGGTCAGTTAATGACATCAACTTATCTTGTGTCTTCACATACAGATAGTACAGCTCCGTTATTTTCTGCAACGCAATATTGGCACTTGTTTGCTCAACACGGCTATCCCATACCTTATTTTGCAAATACTGGAGTCTTTGCAGCTTCTGATTTAGGCGCATTATGGGAAGACCAATTAGGAAGACGTTACAATATTGGTAAAGTTACAAGTTCTTATGTTTATCTGCTTCCCGTATTCTATGAATCAGGAGGGCATATTGTCAGAGATTGGCATTCTACTGTAACATCTACTACTATTACCTATTTATCCCATATTAGTGGTGGCACATTTACCGACACAATAAGCATTCCATCTATAAGTCAAACTCAACTTAGACCTGTTATGACGAATAGTGACAGAGTGTTTTTACTTGATGGGAAACCAGTAACACAAGAAGGTACATATTATTGTGGAGAATTAAGTGTTTCTGAAACACAGATAGGCTATGACCCATCTACGGTTCAAGACTGGTTTGGAGGAATAAATGGTAAGCCAAATTTAACAGGCGCTGAAGTTATGGCTGTATTTACTTATAGTTTTAATTATAAAGGAGCACAATGCTGTATAAATACAACTATTGATATACGTCGAGAAATAGAGTGTCAAGGATACGGTGCTACACAGCAGCAGTTCTTCCTTGATAATGGAGCTTATAAAGCTATGTTCATCCTTCCAAAAGTTAAGGAAAAAGATAATATAAATTTAGAAAAGCCATTTAATTCAACTTCTGGTTTCCCTGAATATAGTTTTTATAGAACGGAAAATGACCTTCGCAATGTAAATGATATTCCAGACAGACAAATAGGATTTCTTTATGACCCATTAAATAACACTTATCTTGTAGGAATGTCCGCTGGATTAAGTCTTGTATCTGGAGATACAGTCCCTGACAAGAGGAATCAGATGTGTCTACAAGGAAGTTCAAATGACCATTATAGAGTATTACTATTTTCACCGAGCAATACAAATAAATTTTATGTAATGGCGTTTAATACTTCTCCTTATGCTGATAATGATTATTATCTACCAAACACTTTTTTTAAGGAGATAAATTATTATGTAAGTTATTTTGACCCTGCTGAAAACGTCGGACAAGTTTATTGGTATAAGGATGGAAATCAATATGTCATTTATTGCCATTGCCAGCAAGTTGCAATGAAACAGGCTATAAACGTGCCTGACTTTATGGAAGGTTTATCTCTTCAGGTTGTAGAAAAAACTGATAATACAACTTTGCTTACAGATACTATCCAAAATGGAAAATTCTTTGTCAGCTATGCTACAGATGATGCTAATTACATTGTGTTAAAGACTAAGTGATTATGAAAAAGATTGTGTATTTCTTAATGATGTGCCTTTACGCCCTCGGAGTTATCGTGGGCGTGGGGTACTGCCTGCATAGTGGTGCGTACCTGATTGCCGTCGGCGTGGCGGCTGTAGGTTGGATGGCGTGGCCGAAGGTGGTTGAGTACTTCCACAAGTTGACCGAATAAAAGTCGTAAAAACTTCTTTTGACTTACAAGGTAAACCCCCGACGATGTTTCGGGGGTTTATTGTATAGAGTCAAGCAAGAGAATGGGACGGCTGTCGGAATATGTGAACGGAATGAGCGCTGGGGCGCGAGCGGGTGCCGGTGGCGCCGGCGGTGGCGGCGACATGGTTTCCGTTGAGGTCAACGAGGCATTGATTGAGCAGCATCGGAGGGCAATGGCGAGGCTGCTTGCGAGCGATCCTGAGACGCGCAAGCGGCTGAAGGCGGTCATACGCGAGGAGCTGAAGAAAGTCCGCAAGAACCTCACTGAGGATGAGCGCACCGCAATTAATAACGACCCCCGCAAGGCATACCTCGGAGTTAGATATACAGTTTATCGCAAGGTGCTCGGTGGTAATACGTCCATCCTGTCGTCGCGTAAGGCTGGTGCTCGTGGAATACTCATTCAGCCTGGAACGCTTCGGGCCGGGCAGCGCGGAGGCAACCGTCGAAAGGTTGACACCAGCACCAACGCATATCGTCTTAACACCTATTTGGGCAAAGACCGTGGTTTTATCCTTCGATTCCTTAATTCCGGAACGGTGGAGCGTGGCATTAAATTCGAGGAAGATACAAGCCGCGAAAGCGTACACAGAGGTTCGCAAGGTGGCGACTTGCAAAAATATGGCAAAACCATCAATACTGGAAATCGCGGCCACATAGAGAAACGTGGAACCTTTGAGACGAACGCCACGCGATACATGGATTCAGCCGCGCACATAATCGCGGACGCTTTCGCTGAAGAGTTTGAGACAGCTTATAATGAAGAAATGAAACAATAGGACTATGGCAAATGCAAAAAGCATAATCAAATTAGAGGCCAATACCAACGACTACGAAAGGAATATAAAGAAGGCTCAGAAGACCTTCAACGACTTCACGCGCAGCATGGGCGTTGATGTAAAGAAGTTCTCTGCGATGGGACTTGCTATTGGAGCAGTAACAACCGCAGTTAAAGTCGCAGGTGATGCGTTCAAGGCGAACGAAAGGCTCATTGACGAATGGGGCAGAACGACAGCGGCTGCACAGTCAGTTTATGAAGGATTCCTGACGGCATTAAACTCGGGGGATATCAGCGGCTATCTCAAAAATATAAACAGCATTATCAAGGCAGCGAGAGATGCTTACGACGCACTCGACTACCTCCAGACAATGAAGAACATCAATTCTCCTGGAACTGCTCAACGTCAGACTGAAATCACGCGACTTCAAACCATGCTTCGTACAGGCCGCGCGATTGATTCGCTGACTGGAGGTCAGTCTTTCGGAACAAACGGAGAATTACTTACAGCCACTCAGAAGCAGCAAGTATCCGATGCGTTAAAAAAACTTCTGGAGGATGAGAGAAATATAATCAGTGGTGAAGTCAATGCCGCAACGATTGCCATAAACGCTCTATATGACAAACAGGCCTCAATACTTGGCATGAGCCGTGCCGATTTTCTCGCTGGTACTTCCAACATGGATGAATTTAACCGTCGATTGGAAGGTGCTGCTAAATATCGGGATTATGAAAAGAATCTCGAAAAAAAAGCATTACTGAGTTATAACACAGGCTCTACAAGATTAGACACAACCAACCCCTATGCCGAGTTTCAGGCATGGAGTATATTTAAAGACGACGGAAAGCTATACCAGCAAATCCTTCAGGAAATCCAGAAACGTTCTTCCGCAGAGAGTCGCTATTATGGTATGGTGGCTCAGTCCTATCGAGGAATTAATAGAGTGGAAGGTGGTGGTTCCGGCGGTGGAGCAAAGGGTGGCGGTGGAAGCAACAAAGAATTTGTCATGCCGTTGCTTCAGATGGCCGGCATTGGCGAGGGAATGACGGGTTCTATTGCCGATGCGCTGACCATCCCGGATTCGGTGATTGAGGCAAACAAAAATTTCTTTGAGGAGAACTATATCCGCATGAAGAACCTCGAAGACGAGGCAGCGCGAATGAGTGCCACGTGGAACTTGGTGGCCAGCAGCATCTCGACAGTTGGAGGAGCGTTGGCCGGACTTGAAGACCCGACGGCTCGTGTAGCTGGAACGTTGATGCAGGCCGTGGCCACACTCGCCCTATCGTATGCAGAGGCCGTGGCGCAGGCGGCAAAACTCGGCCCTGTCGCTTGGCTGGCGTTCGGCGCAACGGGATTGGCGACCTTGCTCAGCACCACATCGACCATCAAGGGCATCACCAAGGGAGGCTTTGCCGAGGGCGGCATCATACCGGGCAATTACTACAACGACCAGTTATCGACAGCCAACTATGGGCTGTCGAGCGGTGAACTCATATTGAACAAGGCGCAGCAGGGTAATCTTGCCAGCCAGCTTGCTGGAGGATTGGGAAGGATGCAACTGACGGCTGTCGTCACTGGCGAGCAGCTGCGGTTGGTGCTTAACAGCAATGGCCGTCGGACAGGTCGCGGCGAGTATGTAACCACTAATTTCAGATAGTATGGCATGGGCATTAGGCAATAAACGATGGACGATACCGTTCGTGTCGCTTAATGGCACGAGCTGCCGGGTTGACATCTATAAGCGAGGCTATACGGGTTCGGACGTGATTGAATTGTCAGCAAACAACCCGACCACCCCAGGAGTGGCCGCCGCCAATCCGTTTGCCTACAGCGAGGGTGACGACGAAGACTTGCTCAACAATGTCATCCGCTATCGCACCGGCTACCTCCGTCTGATTGAAGAGACGTATGGTTCTTTGGATGAAATATACCCATCCGTGAACACGGACAGATACGTGGAATTTTACTACGGTACCACTCTTGACTTCACGGGATTCATCCAAGCGCAGTCGTTCGACCGTGCATGGGTTGGCGGCCCGCGAGAGATAGAGTTGCCCGTCATTTCTCCGCTGGGTCTTGCCAGCGGGGTGAAGTTTGACTTCACAGACTTCAACCCTCCACGATGGGTTAGCCTACACACCATCATATATTATTCGCTTAGTTTGTTGGATGCCGGCTACACAGGCTATTATTTCCCGGCGTTCATCACCGACGACAGCGTGAGCGTGACAAAGAATCTCTACCTGAACAGCCTAACCATTTGCCCGTTTGAGGGGAAATACTACAAACGGGCATCAAGTGGCGACCTGACAGGAATATATCAGACGAAAACGGCTGAAGAGGCATTGAGAATGCTTTGCACGGGATTCGGGCTAATCCTCCATGATATTCCTGGTGCTCCACTCTTTCAGAGGCTCGACTATCAGGGAAAAAATGTAAAATACACCTTTCCTAATAATTTTATAGCCTCAAGCCAGAGCGTGACAGACATGACATCTGTCGCCACGGTTGCCTCGGCAGAAGGAAGGGAGTCGATGGTTATGCCGCTGTCAGAGATAGAAGTCACCTTCGAAGGAACAGAGAATGTGCCGAAGATGACCTTTAACCGCTGCAAAGGATATGCGCAGAGTTGCCTTGTAGAAGATAACGAATTCTGCACAAACTCGCCAAACATTTCCGACTTTGACGGCACATTTGAAACAAACATAGGCATTGATGCCGATGGAAAGCTGACGGCTTACAACAAGTCAGTTCTCGGCGCTTACGGCAGCGGCGGACTTTCTGAAATGATCCTTTATCAGCGTGGCGAAGGGGAAATGCCTGTAAAGATAGGTTCTTATACATTTTTTGAGTGGATTGGCAATTCGTCACGTCTTCGCTTCAAATTCAAGTTTGGCGAAGACATCGAAAACATGACGAACCAGTTTCCGACAGGCCAAAGCATTTCTATCGGCGTGCTGCTCAAGTCCGGCAACCAGTACTATAGTGTGCAGTCTTTATCATGGCTGCCATTGGCAGGATATAACGGTTATAGTAAGACGTGGACTTCAGGCCAGGAAGATTGCGAAGTGGAATTTGCTGGGCACGTTCTTAATCCGTTGGTTATAGATTTCTACCTGATAAACGCTCCGATTGACTATTTGATTTCATTTAGTGACGTGGAGCTGTTGAATTTCGAGAAGGCTTCCAATGAATATCTTGACAAAAACAAGAGTGACTACGAGAAATCATACATTATAGAAGGTAGTCCGAGCGACCAAAAGGGAAGCATTATGAGGGGCTGTTGGCTGTCTATAATGACATCAAATAAAATAGTTGATGATGGTAACGTCATCACTGGAACAATGTCGTCGCAGATAGTAAGCAACAGGCCACAATACCCCCATCTTCTGGCGGTTCAGGACAGGTTGCAGATTGATGTGCTGATGCCGTACCAGACGCCCGAGACGCTTTACTTGAACCGCATGGAGGTATGGGGCAGCAGCGTGAAGTGGCGCATGATTGCTCGTAGCTTTGACCCGTGGAATGATGTCCACAGGCTCACACTTCATCACAGCAGCGTTTTTGATTACTAAAAAAAAGAAAATATGGCAGTAGTAGGTAATAATGTAATAGTATATCGTGGTGGCGTGGCCATCGCTGGCACGCGTTCAAACGAGGTTGGCGCGATTGCAGACATGCTTGAAACGGCGTCGCCCGACACAGGCGACTGGAAGACGCGGAGAAAAGGCCGCAAAGATTGGTCGCTGAATGTTGGTTTTCTCGTAGTCAGCGAGGCTGGAGTGGCCGACCTGCTGACGATTGGAACGGAATATACGTTGCTTTTCAAGGGAGATAACGACCCCGGTGTAACGGGCAAAGCACTTTTGCAGGAGTGCCGTATCACGGCGAATCTTGGCACGCTGATGGTGGGTAGTTTTTCTTTTGTCGGCAACGGGGCGCTTTCCGCTGGTACGAACGAATAAAACTGTTGGATCATGGCACAGAAACTCATTCCCTGGAACACGGGCGGTGGAAACATCGTCGTCAATTACTCCGGCAGCGGAAATGATACGGTGACGGTAGGCTCGGACACGGATAATACTTCGCCCACAGCGAGAAGCCAAGTCATTACGCTCACGACAATAGCTGGAGGAACAGTATCTAAGACCGTGACAATTACGCAAGAAGGTAAGCCGTCACAGGCCGTCTGGAACTTCGACTACACTGGTGCCGTCCAGTCCGTCGAACTTCCTGCTGGCACGTATAAGCTACAAGTTTGGGGCGCACAAGGGGGAGACGTTACGGGAGATATCACGGCTGCAGGGTCTAAGGGAGGTTATTCTGAGGGAATTGTAACCTTTGCTTCACCGACGACGGTATATGTGTTTGTGGGTGGCAAAGGCGCAGACGTGGCAACCACAACAACGTCAGGCACAAGCAATGGTGGATGGAATGGCGGTGGAGGCTCAATCAATTTCTACGGAACTACTCGCCCATGCTATCCGAGAGGCGGTGGCGGAGGTACAGATATAGCCACCGTCAGTTCTACGATGAACTACGCCAACTACCGAACAAACAGAAGTGCGGAGTCATTAAACTCGAGGCTGATAGTCGCAGGCGGAGGGGCTGGAGCATCTGCCCGTCGTGGTACGTCATCATCTAACCCGACCGTCAGCAACGGCAATCAGGTTGGTGGAGGTGATAGCGGCGGCGGCACATACCCAGGCACACAGCTGGCTCCTGGCTATCAAGGTGACGGAGGATTGGGGTACGGCTCCAACCAGCTGAACCAGGTGTCAAACCTGTCAGGAGCTGGTGGAGGCGGTCGTTACGGCGGCGGCAGCTATTATAGTTCTTTCAGCAATTCTGCCGTCAATTCGTCTGGCGGCGGAAGCGGATACATCGGCGGCGTTAGCAATGGAACAACCATATCCGGGAACCAATCCTTTGAGGCACCCGATGGTACTACCGAGACAGGTCACGCTGGAAATGGCTATGCGAGGATAACGCAAGTGTCGTGACATGGTAAACCCTGACGCTGTTTTTGTCTGCTATTAAAACGAATGATATGAAATGGATGAAAATTCAATACATCAAGCAGCACAGCCGCATTGACTACGACTGCGAGGATGCTCTGCTTGATTTGTACGCGAGCGATGCGGAGAAGACGGTGCTGAATTTGTTGAACCGCACTTTCGCAGACTTGCTCGTGGAATACGGCAGCGTGCCCGAGCCGATTATTCACGCCACGCTGATGCTTGTGGAGGTGTCCTTCCAGCACCGATCGCCGGACTCGATGACATCGCTTTACCTGGTGCCCTACACCTTCGACCTGCTGCTGAAGCCCTACATGAAGCTGCACGGAGAGATGCCGGCTGTCCAGCGGCTAACGCTCGGCGGAAAGACGAAAGTGGAGTTTTCGGCCTGTCTGCCCGACGGCCTGACAATGGCCGACGTGCCATTCACGCTAACCGTATTTAACGCCGAAAACCCCGACAAAAAGATGGAGGTGGCAAAGTCCGGCTGCATCCAGAAGGATGAAAATGTCTTTATCGTCATTGTGGATTCGGAGGCGCTGGGTGAAGGCGAGGTGATGCTGCGCCTGGTGCTCGACATCCCCGACAACGACTTCCCCACCGGCTACAACCGCCAGCCCGTATTCATTAACCCCTCGCTCGAAGTTGTGAAATGAACCACATAGAAGCCTACGCCCGCACCACCGCCGCCGTCAGCGGCTATGCCGTCCCGCCAGCCGGATTCTATGCCCGTGGATGGACGGACAGCATCAAAGCCGCCGCGCGACAGTTGCTTGACGTAAGCATGCGCAAATACCTTCGCGTTTTCCCGATAGAGACACAGCAAATCGTCTGGGTGAGGCGAGAGGATGAGGTCTTCTACACGGTAGAATCGAACACCCACTGGAATATCATATAAACCATAAATAAGAAAAAGAATATGGCATACGCAAATTGGCTACAACCATCAAAAACAAGCGGAAACGGCAACGATACCGTCGGCGTAACCGCGAAGAGCGACAACACGGGCCGCAACTCCCGTCAGACGACCATCACCTTCAAGGCCGCCAACCTTGCTGACGTGGCCCGCACGGTCACGCAGTCCGGCAAACCCGAGTTTGTCACCATCCAGTCAACGGCATCCGTGAGCAAAAGTGGCGTTACCACCCTCACTATCAGCGGAACAAGCAACTCATCGAAACTGACATTTTCTCTTGGCAGTGGTGCCACGCTGTCGCTTACGCTCCCCAGCACCTACACCGCCAACAGCACCAGCACCTCCAACGGTGCTGCCATCAGCGGCGACCCCGGTGCTTCGGCTGAGTATAACTTCAGCATCGCTTTCAGCAACATCCCGGCCAATGCGACGGTGAGCAACAAGACCGCGCAGCTGATTGTCACGGACAATGCAGGCAACACGGCCACCTGTTCCATCACCCAGGCCGCTGCCGATGCTACCCTCAGCGTCAGCCCCGCCAGTGTCACGCTCGACTGGGATGCCTACACCGAAGGCACCAACGCTTCGTTCAACGTTACTTCTAACACCAACTGGACGGTTGAATAATGGCATATTCCGCAGGACTTCTGAGGCATCGGATACTTGTGCAGAACCGCAAGGCTGCGGTATCGTCAGACTTCGGGCTGGATGCGTCCGGCATCGAGTGGGACGATACCGTATGCCTGTGGGCGGCGGTCGATTGGCAGAAGGGAAAAAGCGCTCTTCGCGAGGGTGCCATTGATGCCTACGGCGTCATCCTTGTGCGAACCCGTTGGACGGACCAAATCACCATGCGCAGCCGCATTGTCTGGGAGAATCAGACGTACCAGATTCTTCCAGAAACCTTCCATCCAGACAAGATGCAAAACACGTTGCAGTTTCTCGCTCAGGCTATTATCAACGACAAATAACCCCCCTAAACCATTGAACTATGAAAAGAAAGAAGCATTGTAAAAAGCCGGTCGTAAAAGACTATGACTGTCGCGCGGCTATCGCCGGCACATCCGAATGTGAATGCAAATGGTGTACCTTCAATGACAAGTTCCCATGGAAATGACGCGCGAGGTTGCTATATGCCATTTCAACACGCCCGAACTCACCGAGGCGACCATTCTTTCCCTGCGAAAGCACGGAGGGGAGAACTACCACGTCACGGTGTTCGACAACTCCGCCGACACGGACTTTCTGGGCGTACACCGAGAGGCTCGGCCTTTCACCGCCAAGATGAAAGGCGTGACGGTTATTGACAACACGCATGGACAGATCATCGACTTCGCGGCTGAGCTGGCGAAGTTCCCCGACCGCGAACCCGAATCCGCCGCCACGAACGACTGGGGCAGCGTGAAGCACATGATTACCGTGCAATATCTCATTGATAACGTGCTGACAGACGGCTTTCTCCTTATGGACTCGGACATCCTTATCAAGAAAAATGTGGACTTCATGTTCCAGACGGACACCATTGCCGTCGGCCATGTGCAGGAGCCACAGCCGGGCAACCGCTACGGCATCGGGCGGCTCATGCCGCTTCTCTGCTGGATTAACGTTCCGATGTGCCGCGACCTCGGCATCCGCTACTACGACCCTGAACGCTGCTGGATGCTGCACCCTGGAATGAACGACCGCCGCAACTGGTATGATACGGGAGCCAGCTTCATGGAGGACATTCGCCGCATCCTTCCGCGAGGCAGTCGAGGTAAGCGCATAGACATTCGACCGCTTATGGAACATTACAAATGTGGCAGCTGGCAGCGTGGCGAGCTCCAGCATCAGTTGGCGTGGCTCAACGCCCACCGCGACCTTTGGGAGCCGACACCCCGCATGCGCGGCGAGAAGCGCGTGGCCATTTGTGCCGTCGGGAGAAACGAGGACCTCTATGCCCGCGAGTGGGTAGAACACTACAAAAAATTAGGAGTAAGCAAAATTTTTGTATATGACAACTGGTTTGACGGAGAGACCCCGCTGGCCGATACTCTCCACGACTACATCGCAAGCGGATTTGTTGACATCTACGACTTGCACAACAAGGCTGACAAACAGATTGCCTGCTACACCCACTGCTATCAGCACCACGGCAACGAATATGCGTGGATTGGCTTCCTTGACTTCGACGAGTTCCTGCGCTGGGACAGTCGAAAGAAAATCGAAACCATGTTCGCCCACTACGACGATGCCGATTGTGTGCTGGTTAATTGGCGGCTGATGACGGACAACGGCCTTACGACCTACGACCATCGCCCGCTGGCCGTGCGATTCACGCAGCCGATGGAGCTGTCGCAGCATGTGAAGTACGACTTCCCCGAGAACGAGCACGTGAAATGTTTCGTGCGCGGAGGCATTCCCGACCTTGTGTTCACACACCTCCACTACACAGGCCGTAAGGATTTGGTCTGCGTCAACCCCAAGGGAAACCGCGTGCCGCCGTCGCCGTTCGTGCGACCGTTCGACCATAGCGTCATGCGGATAGACCATTATTGGACGAAGACAGCCGAGGAGTGGCGCAACATCAAGCTGAAGCGCGGCTTCGCCACTGGCCGCGAATACGACCGCTGGTTCATGCAACAGCAGGAAGACTTCTTCTTCCGAGTCAACGAAAGGACGGACGAAAAGGAGGCAATTTTGCGCGGTAAACCCGTAGCAGCAAAATAGACGATAAATAGATTCTTTAGAAAGAATTTGAAAATGTTTAGAAAGAATTTGGAAAATCTTTAGAAAGAATAAAAATGAAGCTGAAAATTAAAAAGTGCGGATTAGTCCGTAAAATAAACGACGTGAAGGTGGCCGGTTTCTATGGAAAAGTCGTCACCAACGGCAAGGCAACCTTCGACGAGATTGCCCGCGAGAGTGCCAAGAACACAACCCTTCACCCCAAGGAGGCTGCGCTGGCGGCTGAACTGCTGCTGGAGGGTGTGTGCGAAAAGATCAAGAACGGCATCATCGTTGACCTCGGCCCGCTTGGAACGCTGTACCCTGCCGTCAGCTCGCGCTGGGAACAGGACGGCGACAACCTCGTCCTCTCCGACATGCAGCCGAAGGTGAACTACAAGCCCAGCGACGACATCGCCGGTGCCGTTCGCGCAGCCACCCTCGCATGGGCCACCATTAAAGACGAAGAGGAGGGCACAGAGACCCCCACCGACCCGAACGATGTCACCGGCGGCGACAACGGCGGCACAACCCCTAACCCTGAACTTGAAGGCTAACCTATGGCATATTCGTTTCTTAATATCTTCAGACGGCGGGAGGCCGCGCCGACACCCCTCAACGGAGTGCCAGGCGTTCCCTCATCGTCCGTGGAGGCAGGGCCGGAGGTGAAAGGCGGGACATTCCAGGAGCGCATAGTCTATGCCAGAAGCCCGCAGACAGCATTGACGGTGAGCGCCGTCTATCGTGCGACGGAGCTCAGGGCAACCACCATGGCTGTTATGCCGGTGCAATTTCGTAAAAAGGACTACGCGAACGGCAATTTCACCGAGGACATGCGAGGCTTTGGCCGACGGCTTAACTACCTCTTGCAGCAAGAGCCGAACCCCATCACAACGGCGTCGTCGCTCTGGGAACAGGTGACAATAAACCGCATCATGTGGGGCAATGGATTTGTCTATATCGAGCGCGATGACATGGGATTTCCCATGAATTTGTGGCTCGTTGACTTCGGCAGTTACGACATTGCCAACGGCACCTACAACATCGGCTACCTCTCCGACATTGGCTACGTGGAGAAGGTGAACGTCCCGCGTGAGGACGTGCTACACTTCCCAAACACATTCCGCTTCCACAATGGTTTCTGGGGCATTTCCACCATCCAGTATGCAGCCGAAACGCTGGGCATCATCAAGACCCAGAAGGCGCAGCTGCTTGAAACAGCTGCCAAGGGCGGGCGAATGAAGCTCATCATCGGCGAAGACACCAGCAAGACGGTATCACCTATTTCCGCAGGTCTTTTTGACAGGAAGGAGATGGAAAAGTACGCCGACGAGGTGAACGACCGCATCTATACGAAGGACGTTGTGGCTCTGCGTGCGCTTGACAAGGTGCAAAACATAAGCATGAGCGCCCAAGATATGCAGTTATTGGAACAGATGAACCTCGGACTGGATGACGTGGCAAGGTTTTGGGCTGTGCCTCGTCCGCTTCTGATGCTTGACACCAACAGCCATTATAACGACTATCAGAACGCTACAATGGAGTTCCACACGCGAACCATCCTTCCAGACAAGACGAAGATGGAGAAAGAGATAGCCAGGAAGCTCATCGGCTTTAAAGAGTACGGCTACCGCGACATCCACATCTGCGAGGATCCGCTGCTGGCTATGGACCCCGAACGTCAGGCGAAGGTGGATCAGTTGCTACTTCAGAACGGCACGAAGACTCCGAACGAGATTCGCCAGAAGCACGACATGCCAGCCGTAGAGAACGGCGACGAGCCGCTGGCAAGCGCAAACTTGCTCACGCTGAAGGCGCTCATCGCCAAAAGCGAAGCAGCAACTACACTGGCGCCAGGCAACTACACCGTAGCACAACCCTCCACCGAAGGCGAAAACGGCGAGCAAGCTCAATCTTAACATCGAGCAAGCTCGACGAGAAAATCGACCAAACAAAAAAATAGATAAGAATATGACACCAAACCCGACACCCCAGGAGATTGAAGCCCTCGAAAGAGAGATTCAGAAGAAACGTAAGCGCGACGTAAGACGTGCGGTAAATCCAGCGAGACAGTAAGAACGATGGCGAAGGGAGAAATGATAGCAAAGCAGATTGCCGAGATTAACCAGCACATCCGCGACGGCGTAAACCAATGGGCAGACACGATGCTGACGGCTGACGCTGACCAATGGGCGGTACACCTGAACTACTTCCCGCGTGACATCGTGAACGCTTGCATGATATTCCAGCATATCTGCTCGAATGTCGGCATTAAGGCTGGACGCATCGACGAAGAAAAGGCAATGGAGTACGGTAAGCGGCTCCGTCAGTTGGTAATCGACATGACCGGCTATGACCCTACCGACATCGTGAGCCCAATAAATCCGAGTAAACCCCAGACAGGGAAATAAACGATAAGTAGTAACAAGTTTTTCAAGATTGAGATATGAAACAGACACGATTTATTCCGATTGAGACTTGTGGCTTGCAAGTACGCGAGCCGCAGGAAGGACAAGAGATGAGCCGCGAGATTGAGGGCCGTCCCATTGTCTTCGGTGTGCGTTCTGTCAACCTTACCCCGTGGTCATCCACTCGTAAGGTGTATGAGATTCTGGAGCCTGGTTGCATCAGCCGCGAACTGTTGCAGAAGTCGGACGTGATTCTCAACCTGAACCACTCGAACATGGTGCCCGACGTGCTGGGTCGCTACCGCAACACGGACAAGGACACACTGACGATGGAACTTCGCGGCGACGGCATCGACTGCCGCTGTGACCTTCCGAAGACTAACAACGCCAACGATGCGCTGGAGCTGATCAAGCGCGGCGACATCAACGGCATGAGCTTCGCCTTTGAGGATGACTGGGAGGACACGGAGAACGGCGTATCGTATGAGCGCACCAACGACACCGAGGACGGCAAGGAGGTATGGCTGCGTCACGTGAAGAAAATCACTGGCCTGTACGACGTAGCCATTGTCACCCATCCGGCTTACGAACAGACATCAGTCGGTATGCGCGAGGCTTCTGACCGCATCGACGCTGCCATTGAAGCGCAAATCAAGCGTGAGTGCGGCGGCGGCTCGGACGACGACAAGCGTGCTTGTGGCGACGATGACGACGAGGCAAAACGCAAGGCAGAGGAAGAAGCCAAGGCTGAAGAGGAGCGCAAAGCCGCAGAGGAAAAGGCCAAGAAAGAGCAGGAGGAGCGCGAACTGGAAGAGCAGGCACAGCGGTTCCGCGAGCAGCAGACGCTTCGCTTGCACGCCAGACGTATTCGCATTGAAGAAGATTTCAATAATTTTTAGTTTTTAACCATTTAATTGTTTTATTCTATGAACAAAATGACAAAAGTTCAAATCCAGGAGCGTCAGAACACTATCTGGGAGCGCATGGACCAGATTGACGAGCTGGCCCGCAAAGAGAATCGTGAGTTCACCGAGGAAGAAATGAAGGAGTACCGCTCCCTCATCGGTGAGAGTGAAAAACTGAGCGCCCGCGCCCGTGCTATGGCTACCGGCAAGGAACTGGAGCAGATGCGTGAGAACAAAAGCAAGAACGCACAGCTGCGTGAGTTCCTTCAGGATTGCATGCACAAGCGTGCTAACGCCACCACCACCCTGCTGAACCCCGTGACTGACGGCGGCGACCAGAACGAGTACGGCAACTTGCAGGCATCGGGTGCTGTTCCCTACCGTATCAACGAAATCATCGACACTAAGGTAGCCGGTTTGGAACTTCCTGCCGACCTTCAGCTGGTAACTGGCGTTATCGGTAACGAGGTGTGGCCGTACAGCACCAACGACGTGAGGTTCACCATTGCCGGTGAGGTGCAGAAAGTGGGCGAGCAGAACCTGACCTTCGACAAGATTCAGGCCGTGCCGCAGCGTATCGCTGCCAGCGTTGCAGTTTCGCACGCTGCTATCGAGAACGCCGCCTTCGACCTCGTTGGATTCGTGGGCTACAAGATGCGCAAGGGGTGGGCTATGACAATGGCTCTGCACGTTTACGGTCATGGCGAGTACAACAAGTTCATCGGTGCATTCGGTTCCGCTGAGGTGGTTGAGATCACTCTCGACGAGAACATCGGTAAGAAACTCGCTAAGGAGGCTGCCGAGATGTATGACCTCGGCTTTGAGGGCGTCCCATACTTCACGATGGACAAGGTGACGGAAACCGAACTGGAGTTCACCAAGCGCATCCCCAACAGCGCAGGAGACCGCACTGTCGTGGAGGACGGACGCTGCGTCGGCTACCCCTATACAATCAGCCCTTACATCGACTACGCTATCGCCGGAAACGGCGCAGCCTCGAAGGACGCCACCTACCGTTACATCGGTATCGGTCACTACGGCTACCTTGCTCTTCAGCAGCACGGTGAGATGAAGTTCAACGTCGATGCGACAAGTGCCGAAGTCTTTGACCGTGGCTCCATCCTCATCGGAATGAGTGCGTTTATGAGCCTTACGGAGCTGAGTCACCTCGTGAACGGCGGCGACGGCAACACTCCTCACAAGCCCCAGGCCTTCAAGCTCATCAAGCTCGTGCCTTCCACCAACAGCGACATCTAAACCAAAGGCCTCTCGGTCTCTTCTTGATTTCATAGTTCAAGTTGGCCCCGCCGGCTGTGCGCCAGTCGGCGGGGTTTCAAAAAGAGACCAAAGGGACAGAAACCTCTAACCAGTCACAGAGATATGAGCCTCGCAACTGACATTGCCTTCAACCACGCCCTCGCAACCAACGAACGGGTGCGTGAAATTGTTGACGGACGAATCTATAACACCGCCATCCCCCTGCCCGACGAGGATGCCGACAATGTGCCGGTGCCTTACATCATCATCACCTACGACGGCATGACGAATGACGTTGCCACGAAGGATGATCCCTACGAGGGCGAAGGCGACAGCGTGAACATCAGCGTGCTGGTGGTGGCGGCTACCCGTTCGGCGCTGGCAGACCTGATGCAGATTGTCCGCGACACCATCCACGATTACTTTGTGGAGCATGCCGACGAGGAAGATATCATCCTGATGGACTACCAGCTATCGGCCACTCCCGTGCAATACGACTCGTGGAAACCATGCTACTGGCAGTCGCTCACCTATCAATGTGACACAAATCGTTAAACAATATGGCAATTATCAAAGGTCAACATCTTCGTTTGAAGCTGAACGATAAGTACGTTGCCTATGCCACGGACTGCACACTACACGTTGGGATTCAGTTGGAGAATAGCTCCACGAAGGACGACGGTGACGGTCTTTGGACGAAGCAAGAAATCACAGGCAAGTCTTGGGATGTCAGCACAAGCGCACTTTATAGCGTGGACGCTGACGGAACAGGCATCAACGCCGAACAAGCCCTTGACATGGTGCTTTTAGGTAATCGCGTTTGGCTTGAGTTCGTGGTTGCTAACGGTGACCAGAACCGCACAGAAGTGCAAGATTCTCACAAGTATTCCGGCTATGTCTGGCTGAATGACAACAGCATCACCGCAACCAACCGAGCCAACGGAACGTACAGCCTCCAGGCGCAGGGCGACGGCCCTCTCACAAAGGATGCCGAACAGCCCAGCAACAGCGACTTGAATCCGACGGAACCCAGCAACTCCGACTTATAACATCAACGGGTGCGCAGCCGTCAATCGGGCGGCTGCGTGCTTTTTACTCACCTTTAAAGATATTGAACTATGATTGAAGAAAGAACCATCACCATCCTCGGCAAAGAGGTCCGCATGCGCTACTGCGCAGCCGCCGAGACAGGCTACGAACGGCTGTCCGGCAAAAAAATCAACATCTTCACCCCTACGCCCGTCAAGTGGGACGATAAAGGAAACGTCACCGAAGTGGAGCCGTCAAAGGCCACCGAGGAAGACTATATCTATCTGGGCTGCGCAGCAATCATCGCCGCCTATTCACGTACCCACGAAGAGCCGGTGGTGTCAGCCGAGGAAATACTCTTCGATGCCGACCCGAACGACGTGATTGCTCTTATGAAGGCCGTCATGGAGCTGCGTGCAAAATGGTACAAAGTCCCAGATGTAATCGATGAGGAGAAAACGAAGGGAGACGACCAAAAAAACGTCTGAGCGCCCATGAACAGTTCCAGATGTTCGTGGGCGAGATTGGCATCAGCCGGACAGACTTCCTCTATGAGACGGACTTCGCCGAGCTGCTGCTGACGTCACGCGGATATTTCCGCCGCTTCCATGCCAGCTGGGAACAGGCCAGGCTCATCGCCTACCACGTCAATTATTGCATGGGCGTCGGCAAAGGCGAGTCGGTGCCGATCCAACAGGAGTGGCTTCCGTTCCACTGGGAAAAGAAAGAGGATGCTCGCCCCATCAGCGAAGAGGAAGAGCAACGTATCAAGGAGGAGCTTCAGCGGCTCCGCTACCTCAATAAAATGAATCAGTCTTGAGCTTTCATGTGCATTGTTTGTTAAAGGTTAATTTTGTTTCAGCACTCCCGTCCGTGAGGATAGGGGTGCCTTTTTTGGGGTAAACCAAAGAGCGTGTTTGAAGCGCTTAATGAAAAGAATCGGGAATCAGTTTTTCATACTTTACTTGTGCAGAAAGCGCTGGCTGTGAAGTCAGCGCTTTTTCTTTACCACGTTCCTGTTGCTGGAGTGTCCCACTCGGCATTCAGCGTCACTCCCATAGAGCTGCTGCTGCCGAAGAGGTTGCCGCTGTACTCGGTGACACGGTTTCGTTTGAAGGCGGCATTTGTCACCGATGCGCTGCCAAGCGTATTTCCGCTCGCGTCATTGGCTGTAATTGTGAACGATGTGGTCCACTCGTCGCTTCCGCTCAGTCCGAAGATGGAGCATGACAGCGTGCCAGTTGTTCCGATGTAATTCTCCGGGACTGAGATTGGGCGGTCTTTCTTTTTTGGTGTTACAGGTGAGCCAGTCACATAGTCAAGCCCATAATACCATCGGTCGGGCGTGAGTGTGATGGTAGCAATGCCGTCCGGCACTTCGTCTGTGACTGTCACCTTCAGCTTTGTCGCCATGCGGTCGAGCGTGACGGCTCGGTTGCCGTTGCTGGTGCTAACAACTTCCACCTGGTAATCCTTCCAGAAGCAGTCTCGAGGCGTAGTCCACACGATGCTGTGCGTCTCGGCATCCAGCGACGGCTCATCGCCGCGCGAGGCCACGAAATAGACGTGGTGTGAGCCGTAGGCGAGCGACAGCTGCGGGCTCCCCCAATCAGCATCGTCTTTCGTTTGGTGGAGCGTCTGAACGCACGTGCCGCTCATGTAGTCGAAGAGCCATAGGTCTGTCATCTCCGATCCGTCGGCAGTGAGGTACGCACGGGTGAAGCCTCCTGTGAAGTCACCCTTGACGGTGAACGTGAACTTCTTTGTCTTGACGGGAGTGATGGGTGTTTCGCCGTCATCTTCAATCATCGGACTTTTGCAGGCGGCCAAGGCAACGGCAGCCGCCAGAAATAGAAATAACTTTTTCATTGGTCGTTTGTTTTTATGAGTTTAGCAATTTTTTGGAAATCCTCGTGGACGGATTCGGCCAGCACCTTGGCGTAACGTTGCGTGACGGCAATGTTTGTATGCCCGAGCATACGGCTGACGTTTTCGATGCGCACGCCGTTGCGGAGCATATACGTGGCGAAGGTATGCCTGGCCATGTGCGAGTGCAGCGGCGTAGATATTCCCGCCGCCACGCCGAGAGCCTTCAGGCAATGGTTGTAGTCGGCATTGTCGATGTGCGGCACCTGCCAGCTGTAACGATCCAGTATCTCCACTACAGGCGGCAGAAGCTGGGAAACGTAAGGCACCCCTGTCTTGATCCTATCGCCGTTGTTCACCCAAACGCCATCGACCTTTCTGTAGGCCGACGCATCAAATGCCATGATGTCAGAGTAAGACAGCCCAGTGTACATCTGAAGAACGAACACGTCACGCGCAACGGCCATTGTGGTACCATCGATGGGATGGAGGTTGCAGAACGCCGCCATCTCTTCTTCTGTGAGGTAGTTTGTCCGCTGGCTTTCCCCGCGCTTGAACTGCCCGCGCATGGAGTCGTAGGGATTGGCCTGCAGCTTGCCGAACAGTACTGCCCGCGTCAGCAGCGACTTCAGGCATTTGTGGTAGCTGTGGACCCCTGCGTCGGAAATCCTCTGTGCCTTTGCCCCCGTCATCCGTAGCGCCTCCGTCTGGCGTGACTTCAGCCGATGCAGCCACGCATCAAAGTTGTAGATTGCTTCGACGCTTATGTCCGGCCATGCCGACAGCCTACCGTATTCGCCCAGCCGTCGCAGAAGCGTCTTGTAATGTTTCAGCGTCCCTTCCTTTACGTTGAGCATGCCGACCTGCTCCGTCGCCCAGTCGATGAAGTCCGTGCCGCTGTCCTTCGCCTCCTGCTGCCACAGCTTGCGACGTATGTCATCCGTCCTGACCTCACGTCCTTTAGCGATGCAGTCGTTCACCTCTGCGGCAACTATACGGCATACGATGCCAAGCCGCTCATTCAGCAGGTCGGCATCTGCACGGTCAACGACCTGCCCGAACCTAAACTCAGAACGCAGCACTTTCACGCCCGTGTCTATATATAAAGGTTTGCGGTTGACGATAACACGGATCTCAATGGGGCCAGGACGGTTCTTCGCCCTTCCTCGATGGTCATAGATGGCAGTTGTAGTAATCATAATCTTTTTTATTGTTTGTTACACTGACCCGCCCGCGTCACCTCCCGAATTGTGTCAGTTGATAAGTATTGCTTGACAATTTCCTGAATTGTTTACCCACCTGTTTACCCAAAAACGAAAAGTGGGTAAACATCTGCGCAGGAATATCAGGAAATATCACGATTTCGCACAAACGGCAACCCATTCGGATTTCTCCTAAATCACACATTTTCAAACAAGAATCCATTATGAAGCCGTTTTTCGTGGTTGAACATTGTGACCCGTTTGGGGTTATGGGGGTGGTGGTAAGGTTGTGAATAATAAATTGTTATAAATTTTGGTTAAAGAATGGGGGAAACATTAGGGTGTTTCGGGAGTGGGAATGGAGGTGGATGAGGGGGATTGCAAAGAAGATTGTTGTGTATTTTTTTGAGAAGATGGAGGAAGATTTTTGGAGTAAATTTCGGGGTGAAGGTTCTTGATGTCGGTAATGTATTTCTGGCCTGGATATGGGATTTGAAGCTCGGCGGAATAGAAGGTTCGGTGTTCATCTTCATCGTAGTGCTTGCTTATTTTGCCGACGCATGGATAGGGGTAGTCGCCTTTGATTAGGTCGAAGACTTCCTTGATGTCTTCGGCTGGGACGTAGCCGAGATGCTTTCCGTCCAGGTGGACAACTTTCAATGCGTTTTTGTCGAATGGGTTGTCGGGTTCTGGAATGATGTTACCCTTGAAGAAGCCAACGTACTTTGACATTCCTTTTTGGTAGTTGATTCCGGCAATCTTAGTTTCAAGGCACTCGGTTGATTCATCTTTGTCTTTGTTACTGATGGTTGAATGGATTGCAATGCCAATTACTACGGCACCCATAATAATTACTAATAAAATTCCCATGACTTATTTTTTTAGAGATTAAACGGATTTCTTGCTTTTAACGTGGTATGGCTGAGACGCGGGAGGGGCAAATTCCGATGAATCATTGGACGGTTGACGCTCAGCCAGGTATTGGGATTTAAGCGTGCCGTTTGAGATGGCGGCTGTCATACGGATGTCCCTGAGCGCTTCGGTAAGTTCTTGTCGAAGGGCCAACGTCTGTTTAATTTCTTCAGACAATGACAAGCGGAGGGCTTCAACCTCTTTGATCAGCGAGGCAGCGAGAGCTATTAAGTCCTGCTCTGGCGTCTTTTTTTTTGATGGGGATTCTTCGATAAGCATATCGTCTGAATCTCCCATAATCCAATTTGGATTAAAAACAGATGGGAATGTTTCATAAATCTTACGAAGAAAGTTATCGGTTGCGTACTTTTCGTCTCCATTTACGGCCAGAGAGACAGAAATTCGGCTAATTCCCATTTTTGCGGCCATGTCGCTCTTCGAATGTATTAAGCCTTTATCGTATAGAACTTCATAGGCTTCTTTTACCTTATCTGAGTTACTTTGTTTTGCATCCATTTCCCTGTATTTATTAAATAATGTTAATGCGTTGCAATTTTCTTACATATTTGTTGCAACAATAAAACGAAAATGTTTTATCTTTGCACGCGGATTCAGAGATGGAATCAAGCAAAAAGGAGAAGCTGGCCCACTCGGAGCCATTCCAAATCCAAACCGCGGCAAAGGTAAGCCAGTTTCTCCAATTTTGCAAACAAAATCGCAAAAAGTTCGGTGATTGCTTTTTGGCGGATTGATAAAGTTGGTGAAACAGTACAGGCGAAACGCCTCGAGAATGGACGGCTAAATCACCCATCGAGCCAGAAGTTCGCGGGGCGTTTCCATTTAAAAGACAAAGATGGAAAAGGCAAAAGAAATTATCATGTGGGTGATTGCCCTTCTTATTGGAGCCGCAGTCATAGCGCCATGTCTATTGACATTTAGTGAAGGCTTGAACGGAGAGCCTACGGTGTGGAACCTTATTGGCCTTGCTTACACGGCATTTCTCGTGTGGGTGGTGACGTTTTTAAAAAAGCGCAAAAATGCCCAGCACAAGAATTGACAGGGAACTCCGTGCCGAGATATTAGCGACCGTCAGGGCCGCGACGCAGCAGGCACAGGAGGAGAATCAGGAGGTGTGGCTAAGCAAGGAGCAACTGCTGGCTCAATTCGGATTTCTCTCGGAATCGTGGCTTCGACGCTATGGCCATACGCTTCCACGCACGAAGGCTGTGGTGGTTGATGAGGACGGAACACGTCATGAGACGGGATTCGCCTACCCCAGGAACAAAATTCAAAAAATGATACGAAACAATGAAATCAAAAATTTATGTCTAAAGAAATCTACATCAATCAGAACGGCATCCGCATTGTGAAGGCCTGTTGCAGCTGCGTGCATCATTATCATGCCGGATCACGTTCAGACAACGAACGTGTCGGCAACATTAAGTGTGATTTGAAGAATAAGAGTGCCGCACGCGACTATATCTGCCAGGAATATCAGATGGAGGATAAGTATGAGACTATCGGAGGGAACAAGGCAGACAACATGGATGATATTGGCTATCTGGGATTCAAGAGCGGTTGGCGTGCCTGCGAGGAATGGTTCCAGCACGGACGCTGCCCCAAAGTTTTAATCAGAAAGCAATTTAAGCAGAGATTTATGCGCAATCTCGACGAGCCGCTGGAACCACTCGAGAAGCGAATTGAAGATGTGAACAACGAAGAAAAAGACGACGAAGAACAGGCTGAATGAACGAACATCGCAGTGGAAAGCCGACAAACAGGAGCAATCGGAATGGGATATGAGCATGTATTAAGTCTGAAAGACGGCTCAAAAGCATAGGATGAGCGAGGGTTCGAGTCCCTCCCACTGCGCTTAAGGATTCCACACCTTTAATGTGGACGGGCGCAACCCCCAGAACGTAAATAAGAAGGGTACCGGGAGAGCGTAAGCGATAAGGCGGCTGACAGGAACAGTATAACTACCTCCACGAGTTGGAAGGATTGAAGGAAACTCACAGGTCGCAGGAAGCCGGGAAGTGGCAACGAGTAGGCGGGACGACATCGCTGAGAAGTTGGAAGAGAAGCGCCAGAGGAGTAGCAGTACACCAGCGTGAGACTTTAATGCGGCCATTGCTATGCAATGACGGTCACAAGCCCGTGTAAACGCAGAGTGGAGCGTTTTCATGTTATTAATCCCCCATTTTTTTTCAAGGTCGTCCGTGAGGATAGCCTTGTTTTCTTTCGATTTCAACCACTTAAATATATAAACGATGGAATTTACAGGTAGAATCATGAAAGTGCTGCCACAGCGCAGCGGAGTGAGCCAACGGACAGGCAATAGCTGGACTTCTCAGCCGTTCGTTTTTGAATACTTTGAGAACCCTACCGACCGATGGAGCGACAAGGTGCTGCTCGAGACGTTCGACACTATGCTTATCCCCTACATCAAGGAGGGTATGGCTGTCCGCTGCGGATTTGGGCATTCTGTGCGCGAGTTTGACGGCAAGACGTACAACGAAGTAAGGCTCTATCGTCTTGAAATTTTAGGGGGTGCCAACAACAAGCAGCCACAGGAACAACTGGCACAGCAACCAACGACGTCCAAGCCTCCAGTGCCACCAATCACCCAGCAACAAGACCCTACGGCTCAGCTGCCAGGCGAAGGAAAGAGTGATGACCTGCCATTTTAACGGCAAAAGCATTTAGAACTATGAATGAAGAAGATATTCAAGGCATACCACTACCGGAACAGCAGGGCGCGAAACGCAAAAAGCCGGACTTCCTTGTAAAGGACGACTGGTTTGATGCCTTGATTGACGACGACCTGCTTGACTTCGCCAAGCAGTACAGACCTCCACGATACACAATGGAGCGCAACGGAGTGCCGTTCGCGGATGTCGGAGAGCTTCACGTCATTAGCGGAAAGCCAGGACACGGCAAGACTGGCTTGATAAGTCAGTTAATGGCAACGGTTCTTTGCGGACGGTTTGGCAACACGATGAAGCGTGAGGTGCTGCACAAAGTCAGAGATGAGGACGGAGATGAGCGTGAGGAGCAGGTGCCTACGGTCGTGTTGTACATCGACACTGAGCAAGGTGAGGACGACACTATCGCCATCAAAAACCGCGTCTGCTCGTTGGCTGGCATTGACTACAGGAAGCCGTGCAAGTCTTTCTATGTACTTCGTCTTCGCGACACCGAAGAGGCCGTGGACCGTTGGAAGAAGATACTGAAGGCCGTTTGGCAAATAAGACCTACAGATATTTTTCTTGACGGAATGATAGACCTCGTTAAGGACTATAACGATCAAATAGAGTGCCAGCCTATAATCAGAAAGTGCATGATGTTGGCCACCTATTATGACACCAGCCTTTGGGCGGTTCTTCATGAAAACCCGATGGCCGACAAACTCGTAGGTGTTCTTGGTTCAATTACACAGCGGAAGGTGTCGGAGATATTCACGGTCATAAAGGTAAAACAACAAGACTTGAAGCCAAACGAACGCCGCTCCGATTTCCCGGACATATACTTTAGGGTTAAACAGAACAAGGCCCGTGGCCGCGACGTGGAAGACTGGTTTTTTAGATACGACACTAACGCAGCAGGATGGGGTCAGCCGGTGGAGATTGGCGAAGGCGAAACTATACGCGAAGATCCTATAATTAAAGAAGCAGACGAACGCTTCAAAAAGTTCAACTGGACTTCTTTCGGTGCAAGATATACCGAACTTGAAGCACACCTTCGTGGAATGGGCATAACGTCTGGGCGAAAGATAAAGGATTTGTTTGACGCCGCGCTTGAGAAAGGAATAATCATAAAGAACGACAAAAAAAGATATTTCTACAAAGGAGACGCAAAGTTTGAAAACGACAAAACGGAAGATTTGCCCTTCGGAAAAGCGACAGACGATGCCCCATTTTGACATTTTTAGATGACCACTTCCGCATTGCCCCCGAACACCCCCAACCCCCACCCCCTATATATAGGGGGGTGGGGTTGGAAGGTGTCGCGTGCGTGCGTGCGGGCGACGCGCGTACACGCGCATATTTGCTTTACATGAAATATCGGCTTTAGCCAATTAAAAATCGGCTACTGCCAATTTGAAATCGGATACTGCCGATTAAAAAACGGCTATTGTTAATTTCATTATGCCAAAAATTGACGACTACACGAAACAGCGAATCATTGACGGTGCAGACATTGAGACGGTGGTTGGTTCGTTCTTCACGCTAAAGAAAACGGGCGTGAACAGGACGTGCCTCTGCCCGTTCCATGACGACCAGCACACCGGCAACTTTATCGTCAGGCCGAAGGGACTGCAAGGAGGCAACACCTACAAGTGCTTTTCGTGCGGAGCGAAGGGAGACAGCGTGAAGTTCCTGCGCGAATATGCCGGCATGAGTTTTCAGGACGCAATCCGCTGGCTGGGCCGTCGCCAGGGCATCAGCATCGACGATGTGCCGGTGAACTACACGCCTCCACCACCACTACCGCCCAAGCCACAGCTGCCCGTGCTGGAGATTCCTCGGTCGTGGGTGAAGCGCACTATGGAGATGGCCGAAGGCAATACGTTCGTCAAGTGGTACACTGGCCTTCCGTGGAGCGAGAAACAGCGTGAAAGATTGCGTCAGACGCTCTGGATGTACTGCGTGGGCGGTTACACCGACGGGAGCGTCTGCTATTGGCAAATCGACGAAAACGGCGTGCCACGCGCAGCGAAACTGATGAAGTACCAACCCGACGGCCACCGATGCAAAGGCCGTTACGACACATCGTATCTGTATAGCAAGCGCAAATGCAAGGAACGGCTCAACCCAGACGGCCACGAGATTTTGCATCCGCTGTTTGGAGCTCATCTGCTGAACCGCTACCCAGATGCGACGGTGAACGTGGTGGAGAGCGAGAAGACCGCGCTCATCCTCGCCAACTTCTACGGACATCCAGACAAACAACTGTTTCTTGCATGCGGAGGTCTTGAGTTCCTTAAACTGGAAGCCATGCAACCGCTCATTGACCAGCAGCGGACGGTGTGGCTGTGGCCTGACCGCGACGGAATTGAAAAATGGGAACAGTTGGCCGATAAGCTGGGATCCGAGAATATCCTCATATACAAGAAGTTTTTTGAGACACACTGGCGTCCTATTGACGGGGCGAAGGCCGATGCCGCCGACATACTGGTGCGGATTCTTACTATCCCCGAGACCGACGACCACCGCGCCGCCGATACGCAGCACGTGAGTGTGGTGCTTTCAGAAATGATAAAAAGAAACCCACATCTTCAGACCTTGATTGAAACACTCGACCTTAAAGAAGACTGACATGGAAGAAAAAAAATATAAAACTATTGCCGCAAAGGTAAGCATCGAATGCGCCGAACTGGTAGGCGATATAGCGAAGATGAAAGACATGACCGCCAACGAGCTGGGAGGCATGGTCTATGACACGCTCGTTCGCTACATGTCGTCGGCACACAACCTCACGCCCGAGATGGAGCAGTCGATGTCCGTCTTCGAGCACCTTGCCAACTGGAAGGATGCGCTTAACTTCGCCGACCCAACAGTTATGAAAGAGATTGGCGAAGCCACGTATTATTTCTATGATACCACAGGCAAGAAGCACGGCACGAGGGCTGTGCATGTAACCCGTCCATGGATAGGCGACTGGGAGCAAACGGAGAATATACAGATCATCTTAGAGCGGGCGCTATGCCTGCTGACGCCCGAGAGGTACCTCCGTCTGCGACGGCTGGCCGTTGACCAGAACTGCTCGTCGCTGTTGCAACTCTTTGATAAACTGCTGGACTTCCACGGCTCAGACGACGATTACCGCGAGCTCAGAGAGCAGTTTGAAGACGCCAACCGCAGCGAATACGGGCGGACACCAGCAGAAGCGCCGTTCCGACGGAAGCACTACAAGAACCCCGACACCGCTGCCTGTGCCGATAGCCACCTGAACTTCGATGGTTATGCTGATGACGAATCAGATGTTTAACCCAATAAAATCACACTATTATGGCAAAGAAAGATTACGATGCACCAAAGTTCGTTGAGACGAACACACAAGACGTTGACACTACCAACGACGACTTCGGCAAGGCCATTGCCACGCAGGACCTCGCGGCCATGCTGGAAGAGGCGACAGAAGAACGAGACAACCTACGCCGCGACCTTGACAAGGCCAATGCCGAGCTGGCAGACTTGCGCGAGGGAATTATCCGACTGAATGACCAACTGACACGAGCGAGAAATGAGAAGGCATCAGTCGAAGAGCAACTGCGACGCAGCGACACCATGCTGAAAGACCTTCGTAAGCGCAAGGCCGACCTCGTTGAACTGCTACACTTCACACGCGATGAACTGGATGACCTGAAGCACCGATCGCTATGGGAGAGAATCATCAACAAAGGCGTGAAGTGAGCAGAGACAAACGATACCAGCATCTGCTCAACAGCAAACGATGGGCAGAAACAAAGGCAATCGTGTGGAAGCGAGCCAACGGATGCTGTGAGATGTGCATGAAGGAAGGCATCGTGACTGGTAGCCTGACGAAGCAGCTGGACTGCCACCACATCGTGCCGGTTGAGTCAGGGCGAACGGTGCAAGAGATGGAGCGACTGTGCTACGACGTGAACAACATCATGTTGGTATGCCAGGATTGCCACATCAAGATTCACACTGAGGCCAAGAGCCACACCAAAGAGAAGGTTAAAGACAACAAAGCGCGAGCTCGACGGCGATTCATGGAAGCGAATGACCCGAACTGGAAGCCGAGTGACTCGAACGAATAAACCCCGCGGCGGTCGTTTTAGTCCGAGCTCAAAAAATTCCCAAATCCACCGCCTTAATCTTTTATCCACACAGCACGTTTAGGGGAGG